TAAAGGGCATGACCAGGGAGCAGAAGGACGCATTCATATTGGCCGACAACAAGGCGCAGGAGTTTGCGGAGTGGGATTGGGAGAAGCTGGCAGGATACCCCGAGACCCTGCTGAAGGACGTGGGGTTCAGCGATACCGATATAGATGAGATACTGAACCCCGATTCGAAAGATCACGACATCGTGCCGGACATCCGGGAGAACGTCGACATCAAGACAGGCGACCTGTTTCAGATTGGGCCACATAAGCTCTTGTGTGGTGACTCACGCGACTTCGAGACATACAAGAAGCTGATGGGTCGAGCTGTGTATTGTCCGAAGTGTAGAAAGATGCATACGATATGATCAGGAATTATCCTAATTGCTTGGGTTGTGGTGTAAAGCTAAAAGGATATCGAGGGCCATCACCCCATTGCACTCTCGTAGCACATGCAGGACATCTCTTCTGTCGATATTGGATGGGGGCAGAAAGACCGAGATCGGATACGGAAGAGAGACAATTACGAATGCCAAAACTGTGGCATGACTGAAGAAGAGCATTGGGCGGTAGTCGGGCAGAATCTTCACGTACATCACATAGACTACGACAAGAAGAATTGTAAAGATACTAATTTGATTACGACATGTCTTTATTGTAACAACCGTGCTAACTACAACAGAGAGTACTGGAAGAAAGAATACCAAAGAAAGATAGAGGGGATATATGCCAAGAATAAAGTGTGAGTGTGGTCATGAGTTTGAATATCGAGAAGAGGATGCAGTTCCTGTTGTCGCATCCATGGTTTTTACGGATCCCCCTTATAATGTGGCATACGAGGGTGGGATGTCGGCAACGGGGCAACATCATAGGGATCCGATAGCCCACGACAATATGTCAGCAGAGGACTTCTACAAGTTCCTGCACGACTCGATAGCGCCGATGATGCAGTACTGCGACGGCGTGTTCTACATATGCATGAGTGGTAAGGAGCTTCCTTCACTCAAGAAGGCGTTCGAGGAGCTGGGCGGCCACTGGCAATGCTTCATCGTGTGGGTAAAGAACACGTTCACGTTGAGCAGGTCGGACTGGCAGAGCCAGTACGAGCCGATCCTGTATGGATGGAATGGCAAGACCACAGGTCACTACTTCGCAGGGTGGCGAGATGAGGGCAATGTATGGGCTGGCCTGGAAGAGATCAGGCCAGAGTACAAGGATGGTAAGACATACATCAAGCTTGGGGAATATCACCTTGAGCTTGATGGGGAGGTCAAAGGCAGGATTGTCAACAAGAAGAACCAGTTGGATGTCTGGCTCGAGAAGAAGCCCTCTAAGAGCCCGTACCATCCGACCAGTAAGCCCGTAGCCCTCTGCAGGAAAGGGATCGAGGCAAGTAGCCACAGGGCATCAATCGTGCTTGACCCGTTCTCTGGAGGCGGCAGCACGATCATGGCATGCCAGGAGTGCGGTCGAATTGGATATGGGATAGAGCTTGACGCTAAGTATGTGGACGCGACGTTGCGAAGGATGCTGAAGGCATATCCGCACCTTCCGATACTGTGCAACGGTGTAGAGTATGATAAGGGTAAACTGAAGACGGATGCAGAAACGTTCTAAAAAGGGAGGCATGTGATGGCATACGGTGATAGGGGATACAGGGACGATCGTGGCGGTGGTGGGTATCATAGAGGCACAGGGCAGGAAAGGCCGTCTTGGGGAGGATATCCGAGGCAAGAGCGCAGGGATCCAGCACCAAGAACAGAGTATAGGGAGGAACCGCCGGAGAGGCCAGAGTACCGTAAGTACGATACGCTCGTGTCATACGACGGAGGGTTCCCGGGCGACCCGGCCAAAGTGTGGGGCAACTTTGTAGACATCGTAGATGACTGCATCGTTCTCGAAGGGCACGACCTGCAAGGGGATCCTGTAGAGTATCAGATACCAATGCACAGGGTATTCAAGATCAGAAAGAGAACGGGGGCCCCGAACGGAACGGTACAGCCAGGGCCGGGTAAATGATAGAGAAAGACTACAACACAAAAGTATTCACCGTCCAATGTGATAGTTGCGACGAGACCGAAGAGATCGACACGGATGACGATTGGCAGGCCATGATCGAGGAGATCAAAGCGAAGGGCTGGAAGATCGTCAAGTCGAAGGACGGGTGGGATCACTACTGCCCGACCTGCGCTGACCCAAGCAATTTGATAGGGGGTACCGCTGGTGACTGATAAGCATAGGATCATCAAAGGCAGTGCGATGCAGATGATGGGGCTCATGCCGATCGAGTCGGTGGACTGCATCATCACCAGCCCACCCTACTTCGGCCTGCGAGACTACGGCAAGGAGAACGAGCAGATCTGGGACGGCAACGAGAACAGCTACAAGTGCGCCCACCTGTGGGATAAAGAGGTAACCGAGGAGGTTCACCCACAGCAGGACAGGATAGGTGGTAGGGCGAAGGGAACGAGAGGTCAGCAACGGTGGACATCGGAGACGTCAGGTGCGATATCACATGGGAAGTTTTGTATAGCATGCAAAGCGTGGAAGGGATCACTGGGCCTCGAGCCGACCGTGGACATGTATGTCAAGCACCTCGCTGACATATTTGATATCGGCAAGCAGCTGCTCAAGAACACCGGCACATGCTGGGTAAACCTGGGCGACTCCTACAACGCCAACTGGCGTGGTGGAGGAGTGGATACGGCGACAGGATCGTGGAAGATCCACGAAGGAGTCCACGCATTCATGGGGCAAGGAGGCAAGGCCGACAAGTGCCTGCTGCAAGTACCTGCCAGGTTTGCCATAGAGATGGTGAAGCGGGGATGGATCCTCCGCAATGAGATCATATGGCACAAGTTCAACTGCATGCCAAGCTCAGCGCGAGATAGATTCACAGTAGATTACGAGAAGGTTTTCTTCTTCGTAAAGGAAAAGCAGTATTGGTTTGACACTCAATATGAGCCTGCCGACACTTATGAGAAGAGGCCGCCGGGAGTTGTCAGGAATCGTATGTACGGATACAAAGGCAAGTATGGATCGGCATCGCCGTCATCGGAGTTTTTGAAGAAGAAAGGTCAAGGTGGCAACTACGATTACAAAGGCATCAATAGCCCTGAAGGCCGGGCAAAGATGGAGGGCAGGGTCAAAGTGATGGGACGGATCAAGCGGTGTGTTTGGAGCATTCCGACCAAGCCGTTCAGGGAGGCGCACTTCGCTACGTTCCCGGAGGCACTGATCGAGCCGATGATCAAGGCAGGATGCCCCGAGCACATATGCGTGAAGTGTAACAAGCCACGCATAAAGGTGTACGAAAGCAACAATCCGTCCCAGGAATATATGGAGAACGACGAGTTCCAGCAGGCAGCGCCGAAGGGGACGTTCGGATCCAGGCAGTGCATCAAGTCGCTGCACAGGAACGATGGAGGCGTCTACTCCTCAGCGATACTCGTGGACTATACCAAGTGCCAGTGCAATGCCAAGTTCGAAGGTGGGACGGTGCTCGATCCGTTCAATGGCAGCGGTACGACAGGTGTCGTGGCAAAGCGGCTGGGCCGTAAGTACATTGGCATCGAGCTCAATTCGGAATACATAAAGATGGCCGAGCAACGGCTGCGAAAGACCGTTGCCGTGGAAAGGTGGTTCTGATGAAGTGGTGTGTTATTTACAGGCAGTGGGTAGTGGCATGCAACCACCCCGAATGCGGGCCTGCAGACGCGGCCGATTCGAGCATGCTATACTGTTACGTTGAGAAGAAGAGAGTATACAGCTGTACGCACTTCGAGTGCATCCAGCAAAGGGATAGGGACGACCTTCAGCATGCATAGGAGGCAATATGGAAACTACTGTTAAGCTGGTATCGACAAAGTACCATCTGACCAATGGCACGAAGCACCTGTTCCTGGAGGTCAAAGATGGCAGGATAACACTGACGACTAACCTCGAACGTGAGGATTTTAAGTTCAAGCACTCCAGCCCCGGAATGGTACAGGCCATTGCCGAGATGATGCTGAAGGCTGTGGAGGTTGCGAATGCTACGGTGAAGGATAGTACCGTATGAGTAAGAAACAGAAGCAGAAAAGGTATGAGAAGTTGCTTAAGAAAGCAATGGACAGGTGCTTGGAAGAGTACCGCTTCTCCGCTGATGATTGGCTAAGCACTAAAGAAGGCAAAGAGTTTTGGCGGCTAGAATATGACTTGGGCTATACGGACTCAAAGCCGGAAAGGTAAGGCACATGATAGAACGTGAAGTGCTGCACAACGTGTCCCTGGACGCGGTCAAGCTCAACCCTGACAACCCGCGCATCAACGACGAGGCGGTCAATTCGGTGATCAAGAGCATCAAGGCCAGCGAGTACATATCACCTATCATCATAGATGAGGATCACAAGATACTTGCTGGCAACACCCGGTACAAGGCGCTCGTGAAGATGGAGGCCAAGGACATACCGATCGTGATACGGGTCAAGGGGCTGACGGCTGACCAGAAGGAGCGTTTCATACTGGCCGACAACAAGACCACGGAGATGTCAGGATGGGACTGGACTAAGCTCGGGACGTACACTGAAGAGATGCTGAAGGACGTGGGATTCGATGCAGACGAGCTCGACCGCATCCTTGATGTAAGAGTGGACATGGGAGAGGCAGACGACGTGCCGATCATGAGGCAGGTGCCGATCGTCAAGGGCGATCTGTTCCTCATGGGAGACCACAAGCTTCTGTGTGGGAATGCGACCGTGGTGACCGACATAGAACGGCTAATGGGTAAGGACAGGGGGACACTCATGTTTACAAGCCCACCGTATTGGGTGGGCAAAGAGTACGAGAAGCAGAAGTCCGTGGCCGAGATCGGCAAGTTCATCAGGGATGTGGCGGCATGCATGATCATGGCGATGTCAAAGGACGAGTCAAGAATCATCATCAACACCGGTACGGGGTTCACGACAGCGATCGACAAGAAGATGAAGAGGCATACGCTCCTCCTGATAGACAAGTGGACGAATGAGCTCTACGACTTAGGATGGAACCTGCGCCACGTCCGGCACTGGATCAAGCGTGGCGGTATGATGTCGATCAACAAAAAGACGGACATGATAGACCAGCACTGCGAGTTCATAGGCACCTACGAGGCGGACGACGGCAAGCCGATGAAGTGGGAGGACAAGATCAATCAGGAGGATGTCAACGTCCTGGCGACGTTCTATGCAAGAGAGGGCAAGCTCCTCATAGGGCATACAACAGGCGAGAAATGGGCACTGCAGGGCTACTGGGACGACATTACAGGCACTGCTAAGGAGGCAGGGCACGTGGCAGGATTTCCCGTAGAATTGGTCGACCGGCACCTCCTTCTATATACAGGCAGAGGACAGCTCGTGGTGGACGTGTTTGGCGGGTCGGGTACGACCATGATCGCCTGTGAGAGGCTGAAGAGGAAGTGCAACATGCTTGAGCTGGATACGCAGTACTGTGGACTGATACTGGATAGGTGGTCTAAGTTCACAGGCAAAGACCCGATCAGGGTAAACGATGAGAAGTCGTGGAGTGAGATAGCGCCGATGGTAAAAGGTGGGGGAAATTAGAGATGACGCCGGTGTCCCGGGAATGCTTGGTTTATTTTATACATGCCTATTCTCAAAGGATTACCGGGCGTGTCGCTGACTATGGCGGTGCGGGTAAGTGGGGTAGAGAGGTCAGAAGGTTGCTGAGGCCCTTGCAGATCAATAGCTACATAGCGTTGGACTACACCACTGGAATTGATCTGATGAAACCTATACGAGGAAAGAAGTACGACGTGGGTATTTGCATGGATCTGCTGGAGCATACTACTAACCCGTTTGTGGTTGCAAAGAACATTACTAATTCCTTGAAGAGCGGCGCTCTTTTGTTTGTGACTGTGCCGTTCATCTGGTGTGTCCACGAGTATCCAAAGGACTACTTCCGATTTACGGTGGATGGTATTAAGATGGTGTTCCCTAAGTTGCGTTGCCTCGAAGCGCAGTACGCAAGTGACTTAGACAAGCCGGTGCCTAAAGGTATGGTGGATGACATAGATAGGTTGTGGGTTACCAGGGTTGTGGCGATATTTGAAAAGATAGGAGCGCCCAATGGCAGTAAGGATGGATAGGCTACAGAAGAAGTTGAGGGAGCTTCAAAATAGGTACCTGGACAACGAGTACAAGATAGAGGAGCGGATGATTAAGAAGCACATGATCGTAAGCATCGTAAGGACAAAGGGAATAGGGAGGCGACCCCACAAGGTCAGCATGAAGAGAGATGGTTAGGTGGGCAGAGATAACTAAGGAATGGAAGGAAGAGAAGCCAAAGCACTTCTGGACGCATTGGTTTCACGATACCTATTCGGAGAGCGATGCGTGGTGGAGTAATGTTCCCTATCCGTACGCTGTGCATTTGTGCAGGACATGTAAGGTATGGTGGAAGAATGGATGAGGAGTTACTGGCATTACTGAGGGACAAGATCAGCCCGTACCGTATGAGACGGCACGAAGCCGTGTTTCAGGAGTGCCCGTTCTGCAGGAACACCAAAGCCAACTTCGAAGTCAACCTGGCGAAACAAGCTTATCATTGCTGGGTCTGCGGAAACGGTGGGGGTCTCGCGCAGCTGCTATTCAAGCTTCAGATCGAGTACCAGATCAGGCAGATACCAAAGGAAGAGAAGGTAGTGGAGAGTGCTGACAAGGCCTGCGAGCTTCCTGAAGGATGCCTGCCGATCAACCACAACCTGACCAACGTGGACATCGTGTTGAGATACCTGAAGTCGCGGGGGATCGATGAGGCAGACGTCCAGAGGTATGGCATCATGTGGTGGGAGCCACAGAGCAGGATCATGTTCCCGTTCAGGAACGAGCTGGGCAACCTGATATTCTGGACAGCGAGAACGATCTACAAGAATGCCCGGTCGAAGTACATTCACGCGGACGTGTCGAAGTCGGACAAGGTCATCATTTATAATGGAAATTCAGAGGACAAGAGCGTCTTTCTTGTAGAGGGGGTGTTTGACGCGATCAGGCTCAATAAGATGGGAAAGACAACAATAGTCCTCTTAGGTACGGAAATTTCACAAAAACTGACGGAATTTTGTCGAATCAAGGATTATTCGGTGGTGCTGTGCCTCGACAACGACGCATCGAAGAAGGAGTGGAACTATGAGGCATCACTGAAGAGGGAGCTGGGAGAGGGCAAGGTGCGAGCGATATACCTGCCGGAGAAGGACGTGGCAGAGATTGGATTGCAGGGTGGAGAGGGGTTTGTTGGCTATATCAAAGCGAGGCTACACGCATGAGCTGGACTAAATACATAGATACGATCGTCAAGGGCGACTGCATGGACATCATGCGCGGCATGCCGAACGATGCGGTTAAAGTAATAATTACAGACCCTCCATATGGCAAGGACATCGCCAAGACAGGCACGCTGGCGATCAAAGGATCAAGCGACAAGAAGAATGAGTTCATACCGAGCAGGTGGGATGTCAAACCAGGAGGCCTATACTTTTATGAGATGCGGAGAGTGTCGAAGAACCAGATAATATTCGGAGGGAACTACTTCGCCGATCACCTCAGGCCGTCCTCGTGCTGGCTGGTGTGGTACAAGAAGGAACGACTGCCGAGCAAGACGTTCGCGGACTGCGAACTGATATGGACGTCCTTCGACGGGCCCGCCCGAGTATTCGCGCACAAGTGGCATGGGTACATCAGAGACGGGGACGATAAGAGGTACGCGCACCCCACGCAGAAGCCGGAGGCACTGCTCGAATGGATCATCGATAACTACACCGAGGAAGGCGATCTCATACTCGACCCGTTTGTAGGGTCGGGCACGACCTGCGCGGTAGCCAAGCAACGGCACAGAAGGTTCATCGGCATAGAGAAGCAGGACGAATACTACGAGATGGCAAAGGCAAGAGTAGAGAAAGAGGTAGTGACCGTTAAAGGATGGATATAGGAGGATAGCATGACAAAGGAAGAGCAGTGGTTTAGGTTTAAGGTTATGCCTAAGATGCTCGAGCTTAAATGGGCGCAGGACTTCTTCCAATCGATAGCACTGAACAGGGCATTCATCAAGTGTAGTGTGTCGTGCACAGCCATGAAGGACGGCAATCGATGCACGATATATGTGAGGATTCAAGAAGTTAAAGGGCCGGTAAAGAAGTTTAATACGTTCACAGTACGTTCACGTGAGAACGGATCAACGGAACGGACAGAGGCCACCAGGCTGATCGAGGCATATGGAAGCGGCCATGTGCCCGAAGGATATCTGCTTCAGGTGTACGTCAACGAAGGAGGCACTGAAGTTCTATCAATGGCCATGGTAGAGCTGAAAGACATTGCGTATCAGCTGGCACATCATCCGACCGAATTCCGTGAGCAGATAGTAGGTGCTGACGGAAACCAGTTCATAGTAATGCCGTGGGGCAAGATGACTGAGCTGGGTGCAGATACGTTGATCAGCTACGATAAGGAAGAGGCAATGCAGAAGAAGTTCGAGTTCAATAAATGATACTCTTTATATTCAACGACAAGCCGAGCTGGGTCAAGGTTCAGTATGAGAACGACTTCCAAAGGCAGGAGCTGAAGAAGTTCCTGACCATCAAGATACCCGGCGCTCAGTACACAGCGAAGTACCGCAGCCACCAGTGGGACGGCACGAAGTGTTTCCTCAACAGGTTCAACGAGACGTTCCCGATTGGATTCCTCTACCGTGTGGTAAAGCAGTTCCCCGATGTCAAGATCATAGACAAGCGAGAGTACCTACCGATCCCGTTCAAGGTGCCGGACGTGCATGGCATCAAGCTCCGCATGTACCAGAAGGAAGGGATGCTGTACGCATTCGAGCACAAGAATTGTCTCATACAGGCAGCGACCAACGCAGGCAAGAGCGCGATGATGGCAGGGTTGATACAGCTCCTATGGCAGGAGAAGATCATCATACTCGTGCATAGGAAGGAGCTCCTGTTGCAGCTCAGGCTCATGTTGATGGAAGGATCGGGCAGGAACGTGGGATACGTTATGGCTGACGACGTGTCGATCGACCCCTATGTCAACATCGTAATGGTGATGACGATGCTAAAGAGGATAGAGGCAGATCCGAACGTCAGGCACATGTATGAGAACAGCCGTGTGATGATGGTGGACGAAGCGCACCACATGAAGGCGGAGACGCACCTGGCACTGCTTCGCAGGTCAAAGGCGGTGTACAGATTCGGGATGTCAGGAACGATACCGGATGAGGGTACATACGATGGATGGATGTGCAGGCAGTTCATAGGAGATGTGGTGTTCAACATCTCCAACAAGGAGCTGATCGACCAGGGCATATCGGCGGAGCCGATGATATACATGATCAAGCACTATCACCACATCGATTACCACCAGATTGTAGAGGACATCCGGGCCGACAACGCCAGCAAAGGCATCACTTACCCGACACCGTGGAAGGAGCGCGAGGAGGTATACAAGAGGGTGTTTGCCAAGGTACTGCAGGAGCACATCGTTCGGAACGACGACCGCAGCATGAAGGTCGTGGAGAAGGTGGCGAATGAGTATAAGGACAGGCAGACCCTCATAGTCGTGGACTACCTGGATCATGGGCAGAGGCTGTACGACCTGCTCGAGCCGAGGATAGGGGAGGACAATGTTGACTTCATACACGGGCTTGCGGATACCAGGGAAGGAAGCCTTGCCGACTTTAGGAAGGGTACACTACGGGTTTTGATATCCTCGTCCATCATAGACGAGGGCATTGACATATCGAGGATACAGATGCTGGTGCTGGCAGGCGGTAAGAAGTCTAAGAGGCAGATACTGCAACGGATCGGCCGAGGGCTCAGGCGCAAGACAGGTGAGAACGTTGTGGTCATCCTGGACATATTCGACTTGGACAAGAAGTACCTCGAGCGGCATTCGAAGGAGAGGCTGAAGTTATATAACAAGGAAGGGTTCCACGTAGAAATACTGGAAAGTTAGAGGGCAAGCGTGTCCTTCTTAGTAGAGAGGATGTGCAGGATGAGGCCACTGTACTACGACAAAATGGGTAAGCCGTTAGCAGGCACCGTGGAATGGGGCAAGCTCTTTGAGGACAAGGACTATGCTCGTGTCGGGTGGTTCCATAATCCGTGGGTAACTGTGTCTACGGTATGGCTGGGGTTAGACCACAACTGGGGGGAAGGTGCGCCGTTGATATTTGAGACCATGGTCTTTGCGCCGGGCATGGTTGGCATTGACCAAGAACGACACTCAACCTTGGCTCAGGCTGAGAAAGGGCACGACGTGGCTGTGGAGAAGTATCGCTGGAGAATTGATTTGTTTTTGAGAGGGATATATAGATGAGAGAGGTTGTATATTATGCACACAGCAAAAAGATCTACAACACGTCCAGAGAGAAGATGGAGCGGTCTTATATAGAGAAACGTTTTAAGGCCGTTTGTTGCCCTAATAGAGACATGGGTGAGCTGGGCAGTATGAACCCGTATATAGATAAGGTAAAGGGTTGTCATGCTGTGGTGTGCACTGAATTTCAAGGGCATATAGGAAAAGGCGTGTACGAAGAGATTACCGCAGCACTGAGATTCGAGAAGGAAGTATATTGTCTCAGGAGACGAGTCGGTGTATTTCAACTGCACAGAATCAAGGAAGTCATGATTGTGGATGATACCGACTGGGGAACCAGATATGGCAAAGTGAAGGTGGCTAGATGAGAGAAGAGGTCATACAGGTATTCAATGTGATGAAGGCAAGGGGATCGTGTCTGCCATCAGCCAACTACATTAAGGTAGAGAAGAATCAGGCATACAAGACAGATGCGGAGCGCACCCTCATATATGCGGCAGCCGACATCGGGCTGGATCCCGGCGTGTACGAGGCGAAGAAGACCGTGATGGTCAAGCCCACATACTATGATGGTGAGTATCCAGGAAGGCATAAGGGCAACGATAAGGACTTCGTGGGTAGGTTCTATATTCACCGAAGCAACTTCGAGGATGTGATAGAGGCAGCCGTGATGTTCACCGACCCGAGAGATACCTACAGGCAGATGGATAAGATGCTGTGGCAGGTGCAGAAGCGGTACATGTTCGTGGTGGCTACGGACGGCAAGCGGATGTACCGTGGCGGTCTGATAACGAGCAACGAGAAGGTGGAAGGATCATACGTCGTGCCGATCGGCAGCAACCTACCGGTGATGAAGGCGATACTGAAGGCCGACAGGCTGGGATCGGGATTTGACGTTAGCATCTACAAAGAGCTGATCGCATTCAAGTCAGGGCTGTTCGAGTTCATTATGCCGCTGTTCGATGCACGATACCCTCCCGTGGGCAAGCACCTGGAAGAGAAGCACATCTGTAAGATATACGACATCAGTGGATGCGAGAAGATGGTTAGGTACATGAGGCAGTTCGTGGAAAAGGGCACAGAGAACCCACAGACGCTCACCATCTACAAGGACAAGGTGACTCTGAACAACGGATCATACGACAAGCACTTCCTTAAAGAGTACGAGAGCACGGTCGAGATACAGGGCAAGACGATGCACCCGATCGTCCTCCAGATGGGCGTGGACATCGAAGAGGATGCGCCGGAGTTGGTAGCGAAATACAAGATTGAGTACTTCGCCGACATCGTAAAGGCATTCGGCGATCGACTGAAGTTATACGTGGACAGGAAGGCGGGGCTGACATTCTTCGTCCAGCCTGCGGTGCGAGGGTGGTTCTAACAAAGGAGAGGATGGTATGAAAGAGATATTGCAGAAGGCATACCTGGGCGGACTGATAGGTATGGTCAAGCTCGGGAAGAAGGGCGAGTTCGAGATCACGGACTCAGGCAAGGTAGTGATGGTGATATACCCGGGCGGTGACAAGGAGCTGTTCAAGGAGGAGATAGGGATATTTACGCTGTCGATGCTACTCGACATGCTCAAGATGCTGAGCGAGCCGACGATGAGCTACAAGGACGGCGTCCTTAAGATCAAGGAGAAGGACAAGGTGTTTGAGTACCTGACGGCTGACCCCGAGGTCATCTACACAGCGTACAAGCCAATCAAGGACGAACCACATATCCTCGAGAAGCTGTCGAAGGCAGGCAAGGCGGTCAAGGTCAAGGTGGCAAAGGACACCGTGCAGGCGATACTGCAGGGCGCGACGATTCTAAAGGATGCCACGATCGTCACAATGGAGTCCTCTGAATCAGGCAAGGCGATCAATGTCAACATAGGCGGTGAGAACGAGCACAAATTCAGAGTCAAGATTGGTGATGCACCGGAGCTGAAGGACACCGTGATGCTGTCGAAGAAGGAGTTCCAGGCGATCCTGACAGAGTGCACAGGCGACGAGATCGAGATGGAGATCAGGCCGGGCAAGGCACCAGTCGTGATCAAAGAGGCAGACGTCAAGTACATACTGAACCAAGTAGAGTAAGGGACGGCAGGAGAGGCCGAGTGCTTAATGTTCCCATGTTAACAGGAAACGTGGTGCACAATGAAGGTGGCTAAGAAGGCAAGATGGCCTACCACCCTCTGCCGACCCTAAAGAAGGAGGCGCAAGTGATTAAGTTAGGTGAGAAGGTGAAGGACGAGGTATCAGGTCTTGTTGGCATTGCATCTGCAAGAGTCGAGTATCTGAACGGATGCATTCAGTATGGGGTGAGGGCGAGGGTTAAAGCGGACGGCACCTTGCCTGATACGATATACATTGACGAGAACCAGCTGGAGGTTGTGGGCAAGGGCTTGGCTATAAAGCGTAAACGTGAGCCGATCGGCGGAGAGATGTTTGATAGGCCAAAGAAGTAAAAGGAGGTCGGGGATGGAAGCGATGGCTAATCGATTGTGGGTGGAAAAATATCGCCCTAAGTCTTTAGACGAGATGGTGATGGACAAGGCGATCAAGGACAAGTTCAAAGAGATGTTGGAGGAGGGTGAGATCCCGCAACTCCTTCTTCATGGCAAGGCAGGCACAGGCAAGACGAGCCTGGCGAAGATAATCATGGCGAGCCTGGACTGCGAGACGCTCGAGATGAACTCGAGTATGGATCGGGGCATTGATAGCATAAGGAACAAGATCAACAACTTCGTGGTCATGCGAGGCATGCACAAGTGGCGCATCGTCCTCCTTGAAGAGATGGACGGGTTGACAAAGGACGCGATGCAGGCGATCAGGAACCTCATGGAGCAGTACTCAGGCAAGGCGAGGTTCATACTGACCTGCAACTACGTCAACAGGATCATCGAGCCGATACAGTCTCGGTGTCAGATGGTGGAGTTCAGGGAGCTGGCGAAGAAGGATTGCTTCAAAAGGCTGTCGAAGATACTCGACACAGAGGGCGTGACATACGACCCGGACAGGGTGATACAGATCACCGACCTGCTCTACCCCGACCTGCGATCGATGATCAACCTGGCGCAGCTAAGCGTCAAGGGCAAGAAGCTCGACAAGATCGTGGAGGATTTCTCCGACACGTTGACTGTCATGGAGCTGATAAAGGGCAGGAAGCTGGATGACATTAGAGGGGTGTGCTACAGGCTCGAGTTCGTGGAAGTTTACCGATACCTATTTGACCGCATCGACCAGATTGAGAAGGACAAGATCAAGCAGACCGAGAAGCGACTCCGCATAGCAGAGTACCTGTATCGGGATAGCTACATAGCGGATCGTGAGATTAACTTCATGGCCTGCGTCCTCGAGGTAATGTAATGCTGTTCGACGACATGAAAAACCTATTCAGCAAGAAGGAGCCGCTGAAGGAGCCGGAAGAGTACGACCAGGACGTATACATGATCAACAAGTATCTGTCCATGGAGCCGACTCTACTGCCCGTCATCAGCGAGTTCACCAGATACCTGTGGACACTGCGAGGCAGGTACATGTATTTACTGGACGGGTTCCTGCCACAGACGGACAAGAGGCTGTTCATAAAGTACACCAAGAACAAATCTCTCACCGACAAGACCCGAGATAAGGTCAGGCTCGTCCAGCAGCTGTTAAATTGTAGCGGACGAGAAGGGTATCGTGCACTCCTTATACTTGAGAAGGAAGGGGTCAAGATCGAAAGAGTATTCGGCATGAAAGAGGCGAAGGATGCAAAAGAAGATGAAGGAGCGCAAGGAACTGCTGAAGCAGTTACGCGCTAAGAAGATAACGCTCAGGTCAGAG